CTACAGCCGCGTATACGCCCAAAGAATTGATTCCCATGCTCAATGGGAGGTACAGCAGTATGCTAAGGCCATGGGAGAACTAATTGGGCCACTATTTCCAGTGTCATGGAAAACATTAACAGAAACAACTAAATAAGAAGCATTTAAGGAGCATGAATGAATAATTTACCAAGTCAGTATCAGGAATTTATTTACAAGTCACGTTATTCTCGCTGGATAGAATCAGAAAATAGACGAGAAGAGTGGCCAGAGACAGTAAAGCGTTATTTTGATTTTTTTGAGTCACATCTTAAGGAAAATCAAAGTTATATCTTATCAGCAGAACTTCGTTCTGAACTCGAATCAGCGGTTCTAAATTTAGAGGTAATGCCATCCATGCGGGCTTTAATGACCGCAGGAGAGGCTTTGAAACGAGATAACGTAGCAGGATATAATTGCTCTTATGTGGCCGTAAATAATATTCGTGCCTTTGATGAAATTCTATACGTCCTCATGTGTGGTACTGGCGTTGGATTTAGTGTGGAGAGACAATATGTTGAGAAACTTCCTACAATCGCTGAACACTTTACTAATTCAGATACCACTATTATCGTTCAGGACAGCAAAGTTGGTTGGGCTAAAGCATATCGGGAACTCGTATCCCTACTTATTGGAGGTCAAATTCCAAAATGGGATGTGTCTAAAGTACGTCCTGCTGGTGCAAGACTCAAAACATTTGGTGGTCGAGCTTCGGGGCCAAGACCCCTCGTTGATCTCTTTCAATTCACCGTTGATACTTTTAAGAGAGCGGCAGGAAGAAAGCTTACTTCCATCGAATGTCACGATATTGTTTGCAAGATCGCAGAGATTGTCGTTGTCGGAGGCGTTAGACGCTCTGCGCTTATTTCTTTGTCCAATCTCACGGACGAACGAATGCGAGATGCTAAAAGCGGTGCTTGGTGGGAACAAAACCCTCAACGAGCCTTGGCAAATAATTCAGTTGCCTATAAAGAGAAGCCAGAAATTGGAATTTTCATGGAAGAATGGATCTCTCTCTATAAGTCCAAAAGTGGTGAAAGAGGCATCTTCAATAGAGAAGCGGCAAAGAAAACTGTTGCAAAACTAGGTGATCGTCGTGATTCTTCCTATGACTTCGGAACGAATCCATGTTCAGAAATTATTCTTCGTGATCGTGAATTCTGTAATCTTACAGAAGTTGTAATTCGTGCGGATGATACACAAGATAGTGTTGCTCGCAAGATACGAATTGCAAGTATTCTTGGTACTTGGCAAGCATCACTTACCCACTTCCCGTATCTCTCTTCTACATGGAAGAAGAATTGTGAAGAAGAAGCACTCCTTGGTGTTTCTCTTACAGGTATTTTAGATAATCCATTAATGGGTAGTAAGGATCACCGTCTATTATCTGGAGTTCTAGAAGATCTTAAGAAAGTAGCAATTGATGCAAACAAGGAATGGTCTGATAAACTTGGTATAAATCCTGCTGCTGCAATTACTTGTGTAAAGCCTTCGGGAACAGTTAGTCAATTGACCGATGCTGCGTCTGGTATTCATGCTCGTCACAGCGAATATTACATTCGTACAGTTCGTGCGGATCGTAAGGATCCATTGTGTCAGATGATGATTGATCTTGGATTCCCCGCAGAACCATGCGTAATGAAACCAGATCATACAATGGTATTCTCATTCCCAATGAAGGCAGTTGGTTCAATTACTCGTAATGATTTGACTGCAATTGAACATCTTGAATTGTGGTTGACATATCAACGTCATTGGTGTGAACATAAACCATCCATTACCATAACTGTTCGTGAACATGAATGGATGGAGGTTGGTGCTTGGGTATATAAGCACTTCGATGAGATTAGCGGTATTTCTTTCTTACCACACTCCGATCACTCATATCGTCAAGCACCATATCAGGAATGCACTGAGATCGCATATACTACATTATCTGTGGAAATGCCTAAGAATGTAGATTGGTCGCTTCTCAAGAATTATGAAAAAGAAGATAAGACTGTAGGTACACAGACATATGCGTGTAGTGGTGATAAATGTGAACTTGTTGATCTTACTACATAACAATAACCCCACTTGAGATAGCATCTCAGGTCCGACAACCCCCTACTAGTGGGGGTTGTTTCTTTATAAATATTTTAACAAATTATCAAAAGGAAAATCTCATGGCACTACTAAAATACTACAACTCAAAAATACATGATCTTTATCTTTATGATCGTTTAGCAACCACAACTCAGTCATCTATTCCTGTTGGATATAATCCAGATTGCCAATCATATGGAATTGCTGATTTTTCTGGTTGTTGTGCCAGAAATCGACATTTTTGTACTTTAATTGGAATTACATATGGTGTTCAATTTGATCGTGAAAATGTTAATTTTTGGAATTGTTGTGCATACAGAGGAGTTCTTATCTCTCCAAAACATATGATTATTTGTGAACATTTCCGTGGACCAAGACCAGATCCAAATGATAATACATCTGGAATTGTTCTTCTTGGTAAATCTGGTATTCGTCATACTGTTAAAGTTGTTGCTGTAACTTTAAGTATAGGTTCCGACCAAACACTACTTGAGTTTGATCAACCAGTTCCAGAAGGAGAATTTTATATTTACAATAAGATCGCTGATCCTGCTTATGTTCCTAATGGAACACATATATGGGTTCAAGATTCTAATGGAAAAATTTATAAAAGAATTTTCAAAAAGGCAATATTTGTTGATGGAAAATTAACAGCGTGGCAAAGTGATCCATGTATTGATGGTATAAATGATGGTCCTCATACAAGTGGAGATCCTGCAATATTCGTCGGTGATTCTGGTTCTCCCGCATTTGTTGTTAATTCAGAAGGAGAAACACTTCTATTAGGTTTAATGTATGGTGGACCTAATTTCCCACAAAAGACAATTGATAATATTAATGCAAAACTAAATCCACACGGATATAGTGTCAGTTTAGAAAAAATGACAGCACTTCCACAGGATTTAAATCAAGATGGAAAAATAGACAGTGTAGATTTGAGTATCTTTATGTCTAATTGGGAAGTAAATGGTGAAATCGCTGATTTTAACAAAGATGGAAAAGTTGATGCTGAAGATATGTCAGAACTTCTTTCTAAGTGGGGTAGTTATGATTTATCTTCTAGTGCAGTTCATTATACTACTACGGTTACTCCAATAGATCCAAATAATACTAAAAGAATCTGAGATCTTATAAAATAGTTTTTTGCTATAAATACTATAAAGGAGGTTCCTATGGAACTTTTAATGTCAAGCACTTTAGGTACTGTTTTTTATACTGTTGTCGTCTTTGTAGCAGGAGCACTCATCGGTGGTCCACTTTGGAAATGGATTGATTCCAAACTACCTTGGAATAAGTAAAAAAGAAACCCCCCAGAAATGGGGGGTTTTCATTTATCTTGATCTTTAACCTCTTTTGCGTCTTGGTCCTGTGTAAGCGTCTGGTCCACGCAATTTAAGAATAGCATCTATTTGTGTGGCCACTTGTGGTGGTTGATTTGGTATTCTTACTTCTCCACGTGATCCACCCAAAGCTGATTTTAAATCTCCAGCTAATGTTTTATCGGTTGGATTTGATCCAAAAGGAACTCCTCTTACTACTGATGATACCTTAGTTCCTGTTATTTTTGTTGTAGGAACATTTAGAAATAATTCTCCAGTTTCTGGATTTGTATTAATATTCATTCCTCTAGATCTTGCTAATAATGCAGCTTTTTCTCGATCTGAAGATTTTCCTAAAATGTTAAAAAGCTTTTTGTGGTGTCTAGCCAACATAGCTCTACCTTCTTTAGTGTCTGGATAGTCTGCTCCTATCATTTCAGATAATATTGATTTATAATGATTTTTTAAATCTTGAGCAGTATAATTACTTTCACCCATTATTATATTATCTGCTCTATTCATTCCAGTTATCCACCTAGTCAATCTTGCAATATTTCTTCGAGCTAGTTCTCTTGCATTATTTCTTCTGTTAATTCCTCTAGTTTTACGATTTAAATCTTTAGCTTGTGACATCCGTTTGTCAATATATCTATTTAATATTCCTCGTCCTCTTGGGGTGTCTCCGATTTCATTTATTTGCTCTTTCATATATTTCTCCAGACATATTTATAAATATTGATATGTTAATAGCAGGAATTGATTATTCTTTAAATGGTCCAGCAATCTGTGTATTCGAAGGAAAAGAATATTTTACATTTGAAAAATGTCAATTTTATTTTTTAACCGATGTAAAAAAGAATGCTACTATATTTTTAAAAAATATTCATGGTAAACTATTTGACGATTATGAAGAAGAGTGTGAAAGATATGACACAATATCAGATTGGGTGATGAATAAAATAATAGGCTGTGAACAGGTAGCATTAGAGGATTATGCATTTAATGCTCAAGGAAGAGTATTTCATATAGCAGAAAATACTGGAATATTAAAATATAAATGTTATCAGAATTCTATACCACTTGAGGTTGTTTCACCTTCGCATGTGAAGAAAATAGCCACGGGTAAAGGCAATGCTGATAAACTTCAAATGTATCAGGCTTTTTTGAAAGAAACTTCTGTCCCATTGAAAGATATAATATCCCCAAATAAAAAAGATATCGGAAATCCAGTTTCCGATATCATTGATTCTTATTATATTTGTAAAAATCTTTTTTTACAGCTTAAGATTTCTTAGTCTTTTTTTCATCTACAAAACCATCACCATTTTTATCTTCACCTTTGCCTTGAAGGTAATACCACGCTAATCCAAAGACAAGTGTTAAGTAAAA